GTGGACGTGTGATTGACTGCGCAGGCGTAGAGCGAGCCATTGTTCGGATTAACGAGGAGATCGGCCGGCGGGCCGGCGACGTAGTTCTGACCAGTAGCCCAGGTGGCGACCGGCTTATACGGGGTCGGTCCCTGGACGCCTTGAACGCCCTGGATGCCCTGCGGAAGGCCGAAATTGAACACGGCATCGTTGACAGTGCCCGCGTTCACAACGGTTGCGCTGGCGCCCGCTGCGAGGGTCGAGACGGTGCCGACAGTTGCAGTTGCCGTAAGACCCTTGTCACCTGCGCGGGTGATCTGGACCGAGAGCAACCGCGTGTCGGCGAAGATGCCACCGACGATCGGTGTCACCGCGAGTTTGCGATAGCCGCTGGCGGTGGTGATGCCGGTGACATTGAACACGGCGATCTGCGGAGCTGCGGGGTCGATCAGCGTCAAGGTGCCCTTGATGCTGTTGCTGGAGTCGTCCCAGGTGTCGAGATAGGCGCTGACATCGACGCCGAAGCGCTCGGTGAGATCGACGAAGATCTGGGTGACGCTGCCGAAGGTCGCGCTGTTGAAGCGAAGCTTGCCTGCGCCGGGATCCGCATCAGTCGTCGTGGTCGAGAACGTCCACTGCAAAGCGCTGGGCGGACCCACGATCAGGCTCAGCGTGTAGAGATCCTGCCAGTTGACGGCGCTGACGTAGCTCCATTGCAGGATGGCGCCGTTCATGCGGAACTGCACCTGGTCGCCTGCGGGGCCAAGGACGCTGGTGGCCTCTGCCGCGGTCGCGACCTGGCCCGTAGCGCCGATATAGGCGCCGGTCGCCGGCTTGGCGCCCTCACCGCCGGTCCAGTCGACGATCTGCGCGACCTTGCCGCCAGATCCATTCGAGACATAGCCCAGGATGGGAGACCAGCCCTTGAGGCCGCTCCCGCCCGAGCCAGAGCCGCCCATGACGCGCCAGCGACTTGCGACGCCGTCATAGACCAGCAGCACCGAGCCGCCGGCCGGGATCGACAGGTTGCTGCCGAGAGAGAAACGATTGGCTGCGGCCGAGGTGCCGCTTTCGTTATCGAGATCGAGCTCGTTGGAGCCCACGTTCATCAGGGCCAGAACGCGGCCAGGAGCGCCCGTGGTGAGCCCGGTGATGCTGCGGGCCGCATTGGTCGAGACGCGCAAAATATTGGCCTGGGCGAGGTTCGCAGGCGCGTAGTCGACCGTTGTCGCCGTCAGCGTGGTCGGGGAGATCACGCCGCCGAGCAGGATCTGGGAATAGAATGATGCGGCGCCGGTCGTCGGATTGACGCCGAGGGCCTTGGTCCAGGTCGAAGCCAGGAGATAGCGGATCGAGAAGTCGTCATCCTGGAAGGTGCCGACCTGGAACATATCGACCAGGGCCTTTTGAAGGACCATGCCGGCACGATCGGTCGTCAGCGTCTTGGAGAGCTTGGTGGTCTGGTCGGACTGGGTCAGGCTCATGACCTGGCGCCAGACCGAGCTGATGTCGGTGAGCTGCTTGGTGGCGGTCCTGACCGAATCCCGCGAGACGCTGGATCGGAAAATGACCCAGCCGGTTCCGCCCGGCGAGTTCGTCGCCGTGGTGCCCGTGTAAACACGATCCAGGGTCGCGGCCAGGTTATCGCTCGGCGCCGTAGCCAGCTCATACCACTTTCCGTCGGGCGCCAGGATCGTATCGCCCTGCTGAAGCCCGATAAAAGCCGTCCCGACGCCCGTGATGGCCGCCGAGGCGTTCGTGAAGGTGATCGTGCCGGTGGTGTAGAGCGTGAGCTGGGACATGGGACCCTATTTGCCGAGGTTCACAGTATAAGTCAATACTGACTTACGTTCTAGCCCGTGATTGGTGCCATGCCGATGGTCAAGACCTCGAGCTCTGCCGGCGTCGTTGCGACGGCGATCTTGGCCAGGATCTTCTGCCGGTCGAGCTCGCGCTCTGCCAGACTATTACCCTTGGACAGGACGAGCTCCGCGAGCGCCTGGGAGGTTAGGCCGCGCAGACCCGCCTCTGCCTCGAATTCGGCCGGCACCGCGCCTCCTGCGGCAATCTGGGCCGCGTAGACCCGCTTCAGGGCGTGGGACTGGTCGCGATGGAGGTTTGCGGCCGCGTCCCTGTTGAAGTGCATGTTGACGCGGTGCGTGGTGTGGTCGCGCAACGCCGGCATGGGGTCGATGACGAGTTTCATCAGATGGCCTCGATGGAGATGATCTGGTCCTTGAAGGGCCAGAGGGAAATCGTGACGTAGTAGGCGCAGGGAACCGGGATGGCGATCTCGAGCTCGGTCGCATCGAGCGGGTCGATCGTGTGCAGCACGGCACCCGCCGCCGCAACCACGACCTTGGCCGTCTTCGGGATGCCAGTGATGAGCGCGGAATCGACGCCGCCGGCTTTGATTACGGTCTTTGTGATCTCGATCGGCATCAGCGGGCGCTCGGCGAGCTCCTTGGCCGTGACATTCACATACCAGTCCTTCGAACTTGGCAGATGATTGGTGTCGACCGCGACATAGGTCAGGCCGGCGTCATCGAGCAGCTTGTCGTAGCCCTCGGGATCATAGACCTTGTTGGCCTGGGTGAGCTGTCCGGCGGCGTCGTGAACGGCGAAGAGGGTCATTGATAATTCCTGAAGATGCAGTAGTTGACGCGCGTGCTGTCGGAGAGGCTGGGATAGGCGGCGCCGCTCGGCAAAATAGTCTGCTTCACGAACGAGATGCCTGTGAACCAGCCATCTCCAACAGCGCCGCCGGCACCCATGCCTTGATTGAAGTTCGGCGTCGTGCCCCAGGGCGAGGCACCAGGAACATAGGCCCCCTCACTGCCGGGCGTGGATGAATTGGGCTGATACCACATCGTCATGAACAGCGGGAACGTGCCGGCCGGCACCGAGGGCAAAACTATCAGTCTGGTCCATTGCAGGATGTTGCTGTCGCCGCCGGGCGTATAGGGAACGCGGCCCCAGCCAGTCGCGTATAACCGAAGCGGCGGCTGATTGGCGTCGAAAATCAGATCGTCGAACTGCGCACCGGACGCATCAACGCCACTCGCCGACACGCGCAGCGGCGAACTTGCACCTGGAGTAATGAGCACGCGCCTCGTCGTCATGTGAACGCCTTGGAATAGACCGCATAGACCGTCGGGCCGCTGCAACTGATGGTCATCGATGCGCCGTTGCTGTTAATGATAGCCGTGCCAGGCGGAGACGAGCCTACGACATAACCGCCATGTCCATCAGGCGTCAGGCTCATCAGCGGCGACGGCCTGCACGGACCCCCGGAGCCGCCGTAGCCCGGCAGACCACTCAAGGAGTTCTGGGTTGTAACCAGAACAATGGGCGATCGCGAAAGACCGAGCGCAATAACTTGCGAGCTGGCCACTTTGCCCATCATTAGCAAGGTCGAGACCTTAGACGTGATGTTCAGCATCAGGTTGCCACTGGCCGCCGAGTTCGCATCAAAGCCAGGCTTCGACACGAAGATGCCGTAGGTGCCGTCTCCACGTTTTCCAATGACGACTCGCCGTGTGCTCACGTCAGCACCACCGGAACGGCGAAGGCGACATAGATCATCTGTTCTCCCGGACTAAGGTATTGAGTGATAAACGTCAGAGGGGAACGTTGATTGTAGTAGCCGGCTACGCCAACCTGATTGACAGCCCCGTGGAGATAATCGTCATGAATGGTGTTGCCGCTTTCAAATCTTCGACACTCAACATAGGGCACGTAGCCCGGATCGGTCATCGCCACGGTTGCTCGACCGGACACTGAGGTTGCGATGCCGGATTGCAAAATGGGAACAATGTCGGTCCAGGTCGAATTGAAGGACAGGTTCGGCGAGTTATCGGCTTCAGCAAGCGCGTCGAAGCCCGGCAGTGCCGCCTTGAGCCCATAGGTTACCCCGTCTGCGTATTTCCCAATGATGATGCGGCGTGAGGTCACGACCAGACCTCGATGCGCTCGTTGGTGGCGTCGATGATAAAGTTGCCGCTGACGCTCCTGATCAGACCGGCGGTCAGCGTGCCCATGTTGCCGGTCACCGCGGACAGGCTATTAACCGCGAGCTTGTCAGCGCTGATGGAATTACTGACGATCAGGCTGCCGCTCATCTCCATGGTGAAGCTGACAGTTCCATCGAGCGACTTGATGCCGGACAGCAGGAAACCGCCGGTGGTGCCGTCGATCGTGCCGATCACGCCATACTGCACCTTGATGCCGTCAACGCTGCTCTGAATGGTCGAGAGCGAGGCGGTGTGCCCGTCGACTTTGGTCGAAACTGTGCTGATCGAGCTTGCGAGGGCGCTGTCACCGCTTACGCGCGCTGTCTGTTCGGTTTGCAGCGCAGCTTGTAGATCGTCCCCGACTTGCGCTTGCAGCGCTGTGACCTGCGATGCGAGCGCGCTGTCAGCGGTGGCGCGCGCCACAGATTCGCTCGCGATCTGGGAGATCACGTTGTCATTGATGTTGGCCTCGAGCACCTGGCGCGCCGTCGCTTCTGCGAAGTTCGCCTCGATCCGAGCCGTTTGCTCCTGGATGATCATCGAGGAGAGACCATCGGACTTGACCGAGAGCTGCTGCTCGTGACGCGCATGGAGCTGGTCGTTCCAGTCGCGATCCTGGACGACCTGATTGAGGATGCCGGCGAGCTGATCGCCGATATCATCGACGTCCTTGACCGTCACCTGCCCTGCGGCGGAGATCAGGTCCGGCAGCACCGCGGCCAGGGTCGAATTCAGGTCGCTCACGATGACGGACTGTGGGCCGCCGATGTTGAGCCCGATCTTGCCGAAGGCGTCGTAATTCGCGACCCAGACGTAATAGTTGCCGGCGCCGATGACCAGGTTGGCCTTGGTGTCCGGGCCGTCATAGAGGAAATTGCTCAAGGTCGGGATGAAGCCGGACGACGTCGATGCCCAAACAAGGGCGCCGGCGTAATCGGGTTCGTTCGTGGACCAGGCGACTTCCATAGAGCCGACGCCAGACTTGACCTGGATCGTTGGTGCCGCCGGCGAGGCGTTCGCGATGACGATCGAAGCCGGCGCGCTCTCCACGCCCGTCACCGAAAGCGCGGTGACATCGATGCGAAGGTTGCGCCGCGGGCCGCCGTCATTGACGTTGGCCTCGTAGGAATAGGTATAGGTGGTCGACTGCACGGTCTCCTTGCGCAGCAGCAGGTTGGAGACCCCGTCATAGACACGGACGACGTTCTTGACCTGGTAGATCACGGAGGCCGGCGGGAACGTGTTGGTCCAGGTCACCGTCGGCGCGCGGGACAGGAACACGCCGGCGCCGTCGGTCGAGGCCAGATTTGAAGGCAGCGGGCCGTCGACGGCTTCCCAGCCGGCCACGGTGAAGGCCAGGCTGACGGGCGTCGAGGTGGCGCCGGTCAGCGACCGCGTGACGACATAGAATTTCCAATCGCCGGCCGTCGCGTCGGTGATGTCGAGCGAGGGCTGGGTGACCGAATTGAAGTTGACGAAGCCGTGCGGGCTGTCGGCCGTGATCAGGTAGTCGGCGACCTGGAAGTCGTTCGGGCCGGTCCAGGACAGGGTCACGCGCGAGTGTGAGACGCCGTTCTGGAAGTAGTGGGCCTCACTGGCCTGCAAATTGGTGACCGCCGCGATGACGTTGCGCGGCCGGACATACGGGATCTTGTCCAGCGCCAGGTTCTGCTCGACGCGGGCGTATTTGTTGGGGTCGTGGATCAGCGCCGTGATGTTGAAAACGTTCTTGGCGCTCTCCTGCACAGCCATGACGCGATACTGGCGCGCGACCATGTTTGCGGACTGGATGATCCAGTCAGCATTGAGCACCGGCGGCGCCGAGAACGGGCTCGCGAGCGTGATCGTGGCATTGTCGGTGCCGAAGCTTGCGACCGTCTTGGTCTCGAACGAGCCATCCGGCATCATCGAGCTCAAGGTGTAGGTCTGGCCGGTCTCGGGTTCGAACGGGAAATCGAGCAGCATATGACTGCTATCGGTCACGCCGAGCAGTCGCCCGCCGGCGCGGTAGTTGCCGTTCTTGCGCGGGTCGGCGACCAGGATGACGTCGCCCGGCTTGAGCTGCTGATTGTCCTTGAGGACGTAGCCGTCCCAGGACATTCCAAACTGGATGGTTTCGGTCTGGTTTCGCTCGGTGTCGAGGATCCACTTGCCGAACCGGTGCGCCTGGCCGCGCGAGGTGCAGCCCTTGAGAGTGACGTCGGTCTGGCGCCAGCCAAACCGCTCGATCATATCGTCGTCCTGGACGACCTCGGGCGTGTCGCGGAAGTAGTTGTTCGGATCCTGCCAGGTGACGACGGCAACCGAATGCCGCGCCTTCATGGCGGTGCCGGAATACTTGAACTTGCCGTCGATGACGTTGGCCGGCGAGAAGCTCGCGACCGGATCGGACGGCATGTCGGCAGCGCAGAACACCTGACCCAGTGACCAATAGGCCATGCCGCGGAAGGCCGCGGTGATGTTCTGGAGAACGGTGTAGGCTTCCTCGCGGTTGTTGATGACGCCGTTGAAGGCGAACCGCGGCTCCAGAATGTCGTTGCCGTTGCTGTCCTTGAAACCGGACGGCACGCGCTGGTCGCAATACTGGCCGATCTGGTAGAGTGACCATTTGTCGATCAGGGCCGGGTTGATGAATTCGCCGAGCCCGTAGCGATTGTTGGTGATCAGGTCGTAGAAGATCCAGGCCGGGTTCGAGGTCCAGGCGGACTTGAAGGTGCCGTCCCAGATGCCCGAATAGGTCTTGGTGAGCGGATCGTAGTTCGACGGGACGTCGATGATCAGGCCGCGCACATGATAGGAGCGCGTGCCGACATTGGCGCCGAACAGGAAGGCGTCGACCGCCAGCGCAACGAGCGCGGTGTCGTTGTAGCTGAAGATGCTCGAAATGATGGTCGAGTAGCTCTGCCACCAGGTCTGGTTCTGAAGCAGCTGGGCCTCGACCGGATCCGGGTCGGCGGTGATGCGCGAGACGCGGATATCCCAGGGCGATGCGCGGTTCACGGGCGCCGGGATCACATGGGCCTTGTTGTAGGGTGAGGCGACCTTGCCGTTGACGACGACATCGGCCATCGTTTCCCAGTCGCCGCCGGCTGCGCGCCGATCGATGCGATAGTTGACGGAGGTGCCGGTGACGTCGCCTGTGTTCTGGTCCGCCAGGACAAGCGCAGGCAGGCGAATGATGACCTGGACGCTGGTCGCATCCGGAGCGTCGATGGTGCGGATGACCGGCACCGACTGCTTGACTTGGGTCTCGACCGCGAACGGCGTTGCGGTCTGCGCCGGGCCGCCATCGCTGATCGGGGTCTGATCAGGAAGACCGGTGCGCTGGTCCCAGGTGACGCCGACGAAGTTCTTGGTGCCGTCGGCGTTCGCGAGCGGCGTGTCGTCGAAATAGATCGAGTTCGCGCCATTGACGAGGCCGACGATTGGACCTTCGCCGAGCGCCTCGACGATGTAGACCTTGGTGGAGGAACGCAGCGTATCCGGATATTCGTTGCTGCTGCCGCCGCCACCTTTGCCGGAGCCGCCACCGGCTCCCCTGACGATCATGTTCATGAGTTGCCCGACCAGTATGCAGGGTTGTGACCGAAGGCGGTCTCGATCGAGCCGGCGCTGTCGGCGTAGACGGCGATGTCCTCGACGTCCGACCAGGATTCGATGGGCGTGGTGCCAACCAGGCACTCGCCGTAGATCAGCGTGACGGCGTTGCCCTGCTGACCGGCGTTGCCGATGTTGCCGCCGTTGACGCTGACGGAATTCGAGGCGGTGTTGACCGCGGGCTTGGAGAGCAGCGTCGAGGCGCCGGCGAGCACCAGGCCGACACCGAGCAGCGCGACGTTGCCGTAGGTCAGGCCGCCGAACAGGCCCGCCGTGCTGCCCAGAAGGGGCGTCGCAAGCGTGCCGCCGGAGAAGAAGATTGCGCCACCGATCAGGACTGCGCCGAGCACGATCTTGGTGGTGCCCTTGGCGGTCTTGCTCATGGCCGCGCCCTTGGCGACCGGGATCAGATGCAGGTCGGCGCTGCCCAGGTTGAACTGATTGATCAGGTCGATATCGAGCTGCATGCCAGCGCGCTTGTCGCCGCGCACGACCTTGTAATAGCCGTCCTCGAGCGCGGCCACGAAGCGCTGGGGAAACGCACAGTTGAGCGCGCGCAGCGCCTCGGCCGCAGTCGCGACCTCGAAGCGATGGGACTGACCGAACTCTTTGGCGAGCTTGCCGTGTAAGTGAATGGTGCGGATCACTTCGGCAGCCCCTCGTATCGAACCCACATCTGCGCAGCCTTCGCCCACATGCCTGCCGGCTTGCGTGCGGAGAGGTGATTGGTGAAGTGGTGGAGAACCTGGTCGCGCTCGACGATCACGCCGGCGTGGCACAGACGCTTGTTAGGATTGGTCCTGGCATCGCCAAGCGCGCACAGGAAACCATCGCCCTCGCGCACCTCGGAGCGGCTGATCTGCTTGAAGCCGACCGGCGCCAGGTGATCGACATAGAGGTCGGCCTCGCCCTTCCACCAATTGTCGGCGCGCGCGACCTGCGGGAGCTCGACCGGATCATGGGGCCAGGAAATGCCTTGGGCAGCCATACCCTCTTTGCCGAGGCGGAAGACATCGCGGACGAGGCTGTAGCAGTCGAAGATCCCGTGAATAAACGGACGCCCGATCAGCGGCGCGATCGGCAAATTGCCGCCCCAGGCGGTCATCTTGTGGACGCCGAACTCGTTGAGCATGATGATCACCCACGGCACGCCGGTCGCGATCTGCTGGCTCATGTCGAGCTCGGACGGAACCAGCGGGCCATAGGGGTGGGAATGAATGACGGCTTGCAGCGTGCCGCTCGTGACCGCGGCGTCGTAGCGGTCGTCCTGGATCTCGAATTCCTTGGTCGGCTCGGGATGCTTGTTCTCACAGGCGACGTAGACGCCGGCCGCAATGAAGCCGCAGCTCTCCTTGGGGAATTCCGCGATCGCATGCACCTTCGCAGCCTCGATCGCGGAGGCGCCGAAGAACTCGTAGACGGTCTGTTCGTAGGCCTCGATCATGACGTCGCCACCCGCCCGATGCCGGGGAATGCGCCCATGGGCAGCGCCGTGTTGCTGCCGAACCGCAACTTGCAGTCGGACAGCTTGCGGCCGCACTTGTCGTTGGCCGGCGTCGTCGCGTCACCAATGGCCGTGAAGGAGGCCGTGGCCGTGTAGGGGCACGGGAAGATCGTCGGGTAGACGAAGCCGTCGGTGGCCGCGGCGGGATTGGTGGGGTCGTAGCGGCGGTAGCGGCGGGTGCAGACGTCGCGAATGAACTGGCGGCCAGGAAGGAGCTTGCCCTCCTGATCGATCGCTGCTGATAGCTCCCATTCGATGTAAACGTCGTTCTCGTCGCTCTTGCGTTCGATCCGGAACACGTCCGGACCCATGAACGCGCTCGGGTCGGCCTCGGGCTGGCCGTCGAGGAAGCGGCGGAAGGTGCGAACCCGGCGCAGCTCACAGCCAGCCAGGTCGCCATAGGTGTTGACCAAGGACTGAATGAGCAGGTCGGAATTTGCGATCTGCATCTTCGGGGTCGGCAGCACGCCGCCGGCGTTCACCTCGAAGCCGTCGATCGAGATGTCGATCGCGCGGTAGAGCTGGCCGCCGAAGGTGAGCCCTGCCCCGTCGTCTTCACTGTTCTGGACGAAATAATAGATCGCAGCCCCAACAGCCGTCGCATCGAGCCGATACAGCGCGATGGGAGCGGACAGGGAGAGCTTTTGGCTTTCTTGGGTGAATGCGGTCATTGGCCAGTATATAAGTCAGAACTGACTTACAAATCAAGTCATGGATTTGTCAACACAAGGAGTAATCCTGTGGGCGTTCCGCTGGTGCCGCCGGCGGGCGGCGTTACGACAGGCGGATCATAGATAAAGCTCTCCCGGAAGGTCGCCGTCACCGTGTTCGGGGTGTCGAACAGCCGCTCGAACTGCTTGCAGGTCCATTTGCGCCGGATCCCGTCGCGCAGGGTGTAGTAGAACGGGATCGTGCCCTTGTGCGCCTTGAAGAAGTCGTAGATGGCCTGGGCGTCCTCCTCGAGCAGCACAGCCCAATTCAGCGTCGCGACCTCGCGCACGTTCTGCACGCCGTCCGGAGAGCCCTGTGTATAGCCGTCGCCGAACGTCGCCTCGAGGGTCTTGATCTCGGGGTTCATCTTGGTGCCCGGCGACTGTGGGACCGGAGGGGTGAAGGTGTCGAACGGCATAGCTTACTTCCCTGACATAGCGCGAATGGTTCCGCCGGGCCGCATCTGGGTCCGGAGCTCCTGACCGACCATCTGCGAAGCCGCGGCCTTGACGTGACCGGCGATCTGTTCGGCGAGGTCGCGGTTCTGCGTCGGCGAGCCGTCGCTTGCGCCCTGGACGTTGATGTCGCCCATCGCGAAGCCACCGCCCTTGCCGCCATATTGGCGCGCCAGGTTCGCCGGCCAATCGACCTGC